CCGCTTGTACCACTAGATCCGCTTGTACCACTAGATCCGCTTGTACCACTAGATCCGCTTGTACCACTAGATCCGCTTGTACCACTACTTCCACTTAAACCACTTGTACCACTTGATCCGCTAGATACACTTGTACCACTTGATCCGCTAGATCCACTTGATCCACTTGATCCACTTGTACCACTTGTACCACTTGTACCACTTGTACCACTTGATCCACTTGATCCACTTGTACCACTTTCACCACTTGTACCACTTGTACCACTTGTACCACTTGATCCACTTGTACCACTTGATCCACTTGTACCACTTGATCCACTTGTACCACTTGATCCACTTGATCCGCTAGTTCCACTGGATCCACTTGATCCGCTAGTTCCACTGGATCCACTTGATCCGCTGGTTCCACTGGATCCACTTGTACCACTTGTACCACTAGATCCACTGGTTCCACTTGATCCACTAGTTCCGCTAGATCCGCTGGTACCACTAGTACCACTTTCACCACTAGTACCACTTTCACCACTAGTACCACTTTCACCACTAGATCCACTTTCGCCACTAGATCCACTTTCACCACTAGTACCACTTTCACCACTAGTACCGCTAGATCCACTACTTCCGTTAGTACCACTTGATCCACTAGATCCACTTGATTCGCTAGATCCACTTGTACCACTAGTTCCGCTAGATCCACTAGATCCACTACTACCACTAGATCCACTGGATCCACTACTTCCGCTGGTACCACTTTCACCACTACTTCCACTTGTTCCACTTGTACCACTAGATCCACTAGATCCACTACTTCCGCTGGTTCCACTTGATCCACTACTTCCACTAGTTCCACTGGTTCCACTGGTTCCACTGGTTCCACTACTTCCACTAGTTCCACTGGTTCCACTACTTCCACTAGTTCCACTGGTTCCACTAGATCCGCTTGTACCACTAGATCCACTAGATCCACTAGATCCACTAGATCCACTGGTTCCACTTGATCCGCTAGTACCACTAGATCCGCTTGTACCACTAGATCCACTTTCGCCACTTGTACCATTTGTACCACTAGTTCCACTAGATCCACTTGAACCACTACTTCCACTTGTTCCACTTGTACCACTGGATCCACTTGTACCACTAGATCCACTGGTTCCATTTGTACCACTTGTTCCGTTAGTTCCGCTCGTTCCGCTCGTTCCGCTAATACTACTGGTAGTGCTAATTCCGCTTGTACCATTATTTCTACTTATACCACTTGATCCACTTGTACCTTTAGTACCACTTGATCCGCTTTCGCCACTAGTTCCGCTAGTACCACTTTCACCACTTGATCCAGCCGAACCTTTTTCGCCACTGCTACCGCTAGTACCACTTGTGCCTGTTCCAGATGTACCACTTGTACTTACATTACTACCTATAGCAAAAACATAACCACATGCAGGAAATGAGAATTTTATTGTGGCTGTGTTTTTATTATTTAAAGTTATGCTTTCAGGTATTATTTGATTTAAATCTTGATCATATACAATGAACAATACAAATTCCGAATTTAAATTATGATTATATACCCATGTATCTGTTTTTGAATCACATGGAAATTCTTGTATAGACTGTGTATTTTTTTGTAAATTGGCATTACAATTAATAATAACACGTAATTCTTCGATTATTTTAAGAAACAGTGGTGTAGTAGGATCTTTAAAAGTCGCTGTTAATTTTTTGTAGTCATACAAAGCATTGTCCAATTTTAATGGAGAAACTTCACATGGATCTTTCTTCAATGTTGACATTTTTAATAAATATAAAGAAAACCATTAAGCAATACCAACAAAATGTATAAAAATTGAAATACTAATTATTATTAATTAAATAGAGTAATTGGTATTCGTCTCCATTGTGATGTGCTATAAATATAAAAATAATTACCATCATAACTTACCCATCCATCTTCTCCATAATCAGATGACTGATATGGCACTTGATGATAGAATTTATCAGGAAATCTTTGAAATATTCTGAAAGCTGTATTTATAGGTCTTTTATTAGCTGTAGTGTATACAGGATTACCATTACAGTCATATCCACTTATATATGTTTGGCTACTATAATCATAGTCAAATGTAGCAATTTCTCTTTTTAACCACCCAGATGGATATTGATATACGTAAATATACTTACTGTCATATGCTAACCATCCATTTTCACCATAATCAGTAATAGATTTAGGTGCTGGGTGAAATGGCGTATTTACTATATTTTGATAATTTGACGGTATTTTGTTATAACCATCTAAATTGGTTACTTCATTTGGCTTTAATGCCATTGTACCTTGACCAGTTACATCGGTATAATCCAATGGACTGTCTTTTAGATTGCTATTGTTTTTAATAATATTAGTTGTAATTGTGCCCATTTCACTCGCACTAGCAACAGCATTTTCTTGCATCATTACTTTTCTTACGGTAAATAGCTTTTGGGTAGTATTTTTTACCCCGTTTAAATTTGTTATATAATTTTCATTTAACAAGTAAGCGTTGACATTTATATCGAACGTTGTTTTGATATTACGATCTTCGCCGTCGTTAACTTCTTGTTCGATGCTATAACTGTCTATCCTAGCTCTAAATTTAAATCTCTCAGCGTCACCCCAGTAGTCTTTAGCTGCGTAGTTTATTTGTTCCAGTAACTTATTATTTTGATCTACATAATCAGTCCAAATGATGCATTCGTATGTTATATTTACGTGAACTGGTAAACTTACGCTATAAATTTGTTTGGTTGGTTTGCTAGTAAAAACACCTTTATTCATTAGATCAAAACGATCATACTTGTTTTTTTCACTATAATTCATTATAGTTTCGTAGTTTAGATAACGATTAAACGTAGCAAGTTCTTTGTTATTTTCAACACTTTTTCTACGAAACATTATGGCTGGCAACAATATTTTGCCTTGATTATCTCTAATATGACCAAACTTTTTCATAGCAAACCATCTTTCAGGATTGCCATATATAACTGGTACTTTTACAACTTCACCATTATCATTAACTTGAAGTCTGAGTGTATCATTCAAAGTATTAATAATAGCTGTATCAATATCTAATAAAGTAACCGTGAAATTTTTCTGTTTATCAGTATCACGGCGAGTTGCATTGGCTCTATTATAAAGCTTTTTACTATCTGATTGAGCTGATGCGTTTTCAATCGGATTTGGCGGTGGATTTACATTAGTATTTGGACCCCATGCCATAAATTATGTTTGTCTTTCTACGAGGTTAAGTTTGCTTAGTCTTGTGTAATGAGTATTAACAATTAAACTCAAAGACTTGTCTGGATGACCACCCGCAAATTGTTCTTGGATAACATTATCAATTTCGTAATAACGTTGATTGTACAAAACCAAATCGCCAATTTCTGGAAAATAGTTGGTGGTAATACAATCACGTTCTCTGAATCTATAAACAATGTCTTGTTTTCTATCAGGTCCATAACCTTGATTTTCAGTATTAATATCTTCACGTTGAACAAGACAACTCAAATCAATACCCGAATAGAACACCTTTCCTTTGTCACTGCTACTTTCACCATAAATATTGGTATTGGTTTCATAAGCAGCAATCTTAAATACTTGAACAACACATTCAATTATATCACCTATTAATTCAGAACTAACGCTGTTCAAGAAGTTTAAGTCTCTTGAAGAAAAATATCTACCGGGTGAATAGTTGTTATTATAAATACCAACATCTGTGCGAGTTGATGTCCAATATTCTTTAAATTTTGGATCCGTTTTTGGATACTGTGGAGATACAGGTGCAGCCATATGTTTTATCCTATATAAATATGTAAAGGTACACGGGACAACATCTTATTCATTTCTTCACTTTCTTTTCCTTTATTTTCTAATTGATTAACACGAAGTGTCTTTTCCAACATATCTCTTAGTTTTTCAAGCAATGAATCTTTTTCTTCTTTGGCTTCGGATCGTAATTCAGCGCCATCAAGAGTTACTTCTCCACCAGGAATTGGTACTGTACTATATTTTTGAAGAATCCGACCCAATGTTTCCTTACACAACGCTAAGAAATATTTTTTAATCCACTGTTTACCAGGCTGATTAATTTTACAATATGTGCAGTATTCGTATGGAATATCACTGGGGTCACTAATATATTCATAACGAGATCCACTATAAAAGTTGGTAATATCACGTTCACTTTCAACGATGTAATCTATATATACCTTGAAATTTTCAGATGGTATTGGAAATATTCTCAACTTGTTATTACCTAAAATTTCAAAACTATAAGCGCTTTTACGAACCATATCATTGAATTCAATGGCCTGTACACGTTCCAAATCTTCAAAAATAGGAGTCATCAAGAATTGTGTAGCAGGACTATAAGCCCCAAATCCCATTTCACCGAGTACGTTACTGTAACTCATTCCTGTCATACTAAATGGATCGTATATACGAGCAATTGCTGGGGGTCTATTATGAAATATTCTTTTTACTTCAATTCGTGACCCAGTTAAATGTTCAATGTCTCGACCAATTAAGGTATTCAAGTCATAAACCTGATGTGTTTTGCCAGGGTTGATACTACCACTAATAGTTACATAGTTACGCTTAACTTCATATTCACCGCCAACAAGTGCTTCGGCTCCATATTGTTTGCTCAGTTGAACTATAAAAGGTAAACCAGTACTCTTTACGCCCATCCCCGTTAAATTTTTATATTTATTTTGAGGCAATCCCTGTAAATCAACCATGTTGTTAACAATATTAAATTCATTAACTACACGGTTATATTCTAGTACAGATTCTTCAAAACATGCGTAGAAATTAACGTCGATCATTTCAATATCAACGATTGGATACCCCAACCGTTTTGCTGCCCACATCGCACTGCTACTACAATCATTTGCAAATGTGGTTTCAGCTCCAACGCAACTTTCGTTTAGATAATAGCCAAATGGCACAGTGTTTATATTAACACTACTACCACTCCCGGGCCATCTTACCCTATCTTGGTCCAAATTAGCACTCATTGATTATAAATATCTCTGGAGTGAGATAATACAACTAAATTAGTGGATTAATAACCAAGTACCCACTACATCTGCTCTATTTGCACTATCGTCGCCGTCACCTGGTTTAACTATAACATTCCACTTTGGTTTATCTCCCACAGGAATTTTCATCATTTCATCGTAGGTAATGACACTGTCTTCAGAAACATTATACTTTAATGCTAACTTTTTCTTTAAAATATCAATAGCGGATGGGGATTTATAAACCAACTTTTTAATTGTTTTATTTGGCTTATCTGGATCTGGTACTTCTTCTCTATCAACTAAATCAGCAAACATTTGCTTTGGTACTACAGTTGAATGTTTAGTTGTTTTAAAATCGACTTGTTTTTCTTGATCAGGTTTTGCACCCGCACTAAAATTCATCTTGAAATTGACTGGTTTATCACCTTTAGCCACATCTGCCATTTTAGTATAAGCATAAAAGTCTACGTTGGGAAATGTTTTTGCAACACTATATGCTAGGTTTACATAATCAGGACTAAAGAAATCGCCTGAATCATGCCATCTAATCACAGTTTTTACATTTTTCTTTGAATTTTTTTCAACTGCTGCACGAATTTCGTTTGATAACATATTTTTATAACCATCCGGATCGTTCAACAAAAAGTTAAGTTGTCTTGTTTGCGATGTGTTAACTGGTACATATTGTACATAACCGCCTTTTTTAGCATAACAATAAACTTTGCATGCACCTGCGCCTGGACACGTATTTATGATAACAAATTTTTGATTCTTTTCGTCATAACCAAGTCCTTGTAAAGCTGGCAATCCTATATTATAAAACTGAGTACTTTCACCGCCACTGTGTGAAATTTTTTCATTTTGTTTTAAAATCTTATCAGGACGTGTGGTGATATGGGTTTTTAGTTTGTTTAAATCAAACCTACGGCCACTTGGATCTACAATTTGTATCTCTCTGGCAAGCTTTGGATGTACATATGGATACTTGAATTTATCAGTTGGATCTTTTGTAGTAGTATACTTTTGTTTACCTTTTTTATCCAATTTAGGCAATCCAGTTTTCTTATAAACTGCAGGTTGACCGGCCGATCTGTCTAAATATCCTTGTAATTCATCGGATGGCAATTCTGTGGTGCCAGCGCCTAACATATCAGCTTCGTCTAATTCTTGTGCAACAAATGAATCTAATGACTGTACAGCCGATGCTGGTAATCCTAGACTTTCATACATTTTAACTTCGGTTAGCAAATCGATTAATTTCATATGTGTTTTGTTATTCTTACTTTTCAACTGCCGTTACCTTTTATTACACGGTTATACTTTTCTTTGAGTATAAATATCAGTTTTATTATAAAAAGTAATATTTATATTATATGAACTTTAAAAAGCAACTGTTTTATACTATTGTAATTTTGATATTAACTGGATGTATTTCATCAGAGGTTAAATCAGCAAAGCAAGTTAGTGTGGCACAAGATGCCGTTGCAAAACAAGAAGCCAAAGTAGACAATACAATGGTAGAATTGGAAAAAGTAGAAAAAGGTAAAATAGTACAAACTTCTTCTTTATCAATTGGTATTCAACATTCGTTAAGTCAAGTAACTAATGCGCCTATACAAGTAGAAACAGCTAAATCTTTGAATGAACGAGTAATTTCTATCGTTGGTTCTCCACACATAGATGAAATTAAAAGAATTAAAGCTACAGTTGATCTGCTTAATTCTCAAGTAGCTGAAGAACGAAAAAAAGGTGATCAATTATTATCACAACGGGACGAAATCATAAACAAATTACAAAAAGAAAAGTCTGCTTTAAAAGAAAAGTATGATGATGAACTTTGGCAAATGACTGATAAAGCAAAAGAAATTGCAAAAGAAGCAGATCAAAGCAAGGCTACACTTGATACAATGAGTGGTATGTTTGGATTAAATGCTGTATTTTGGGGTTTAAAAAAGTTCTTTATTAGTGCTTTAACCGCAATTATCATATTTGTTGTAGTATTCGTTATACTTAGAATATTAGCAACAGTACATCCAGCAGCTGGTGCAGTATTTAGTATATTCAATATGATCGGATCCGGACTATTAAGTTTGGTAAAAGTATTAACTCCACATGCATTTGAAATATCTAACTTTGCTTCAAAAGACAAAGTTGATGAATATAAGTCCCCACTTACTAAGATAGTTGATGTAATTCAAGAACTCAAAGAAAAGCAAAAAGAATCTCCTGACAGAGTATATCCATTGACCGAAGTGTTAAAGAGATTTGACAAAGAAATGGACAACTCTGAAAAAGATTTGATTGATGATATCTTGAAAGAACAAAAGTGGACGAAGTGAGATAATTAAATATATTTATTATATAATTGTTTTAGGTGTTAAACTCGTTTTAAATAACCAAAAACAAATATGGACACAAATACTGTACAAGTAATTTCAGAAAAAGTATTAGAATCAACAGCGCAAGATATGACAGGCAAATATGTCTGGATGTTCTTAGCCGGTTTAGTAATTCTAATATTCAAATCAAGCATTGAAAAGTTAGCAGCTGCGCTTTTTATGTTTATTGGATCCGATTATAAAGAAGATGACGTTGTATATGTTGATGGTAAACCAGGAAGAATTGTACGTGTAGGTTTAACCAAAACGGTATTCTTTATATATGATGTAGTAGATGGTAAGGTTGTAGGTGGCAGTAAATTAGTTATTCAAAATGAAAGATTGGCCGGTCTAAATATAGAAAAACCACTACCTCAGTTGGATTTGGCTCGTTTCAAAAAAGAAAACAAACAAGACTAATTTACTTATGGCAATCAATATTTTTACCCACATTAAACGAGGGTTGTATGATAACGTATACAATTGCATCGAAAAAGAAAAAATAGACGTTAATCAGAGAGATGACGATACCGGCAATCCACCATTGGTTGTTGCAGTAGAAGAAAATCAAATAGAAATAGTCAAATTGTTATTAAATCGTGGCGCCGATGTAAATGTAAAAGATTGGACAAGCAAAAATACTGCATTAGATATATCTGAACAAAAAGGGTTTAAACACATTTCAGAATTATTGCAAGGTCGAGGTGCAAAATATAGTAGTGGTAGCAGTTTTCATTTGGCTGCTAAGAATGGTGATATTGTTTCTATTGAAGAAATGTTGAGTAAAAAACAAGATATCAATGAAGTTGACGCTGGTAAAGGTTGGACAGCACTACACTATGCGGTTAATTATGGACAAAAACATTTGGTTGAATATTTAATTGTTAAAGGTGCTGATGTCAACAAGAAAGATTTCTTAGGTAAAAACAATCCAATAGATGTGTTATCCAATGTTAATAGAGGTGAAATTGTTAAGTTGTTAAATAAAAATGGCGCTAAATCTGCTGGTGGTGTTAATATTCATTTTTGTGCTGAAACCGGTGATTTTGAAGGTGTACAGTCATTTTTTGATAAAGACGGTAAAATTAATGGTAGAGATGAAAAGAATGGATGGATGCCATTACATTACGCCGTTAATGCTAACGATGTTGATATGACGGAGTTTTTGGTACATTTGGGTGCAAATGTTAATGGTGCAGATTTTAAGGGAGAAATTGCTCCGTTAGACATTGCATTCAAGACAGGCAATGTAGAAATGCAAAGTTATTTACAAGCCAAAGGTGCTTTAAGAAAGAAGAAACACGATACGGGTGGTAATGGTAAAGATGTAAACATTTATATTACAGATGAAGTTAAGAAACAAATTGCGTTATTCATTGAAAAACGCAATCGTGAAGAAGAAGCAATAAAGAAACTAGAAGCAGAACAGACTGCAAAAGAACCAAAAAAGAAAGATGCACCAACAAAAAAGATTAACTGGAAAGACTTTTTAAAATTAAAGAATATGCCGGTTGTAGAAAAGAAAGAAGAACAACCAAAGGTTGAAGTACCAAAACCAGTTAAACAAATAGTTCGTAAAGTTGACAAGATCGACGTGGAAGTCAAATCAGGACGATTACAATTAGATACTGAACAAGAAGGTTTCATATTCTTTATGGATATTGTGGCTTACAGTAAAAAAACCACAGATGAACAAAAGAAGGCTTGTAAAGACTTGGGTACACTAGTTAAATCTACAATGCAATATAAAACAGCTAATGCTCTTGAAAAGTTGATTATATTACCCACCGGAGATGGTATGGTAATGGGATTTTTCACGTATCTAGAAGATGCAATGAATTGTGCCGTTGCTATAGCTAAAGCAGTAAAAGATAGACCCGACTTACAAATGAGAATGGGTGTACACTGTGGACCTGTAATTCCAATGGAAGATATCAATGGAAATCTTAATATAAGCGGTGATGGAATCAATTATGCTCAAAGAGTAATGGATGCGGGTGAAACAAATCATTTATTAGTTAGTTCAGCTGTAATGTTGAAATATGATAGACCAGCATACGTTTTGGTAAATGATTTGGGGGATGTAATTGTAAAACACGGTGTAATAATGCATTTGTACAGTTTACACGGTACCGAGTTTGGTAACAAAGAATTTCCATCAAGTAGAGTAAAAAAAGCAGAACCAACAACAAATAAACCATTATGAAAATGATACCTTTGGGAAGACAATATCACGCAAGTGTTGTTAATACAGATTTGGATGTATATAAAATAAAAGATAAAGTAATGGGTGTACGTACAAGTAATCATCCAGGTCCATTTCAAATTTCAGATAAACTCGGTATCATTAAAGATAACGATACCAAGATCAGAATTGTAGTTTATAATTCAAAAGGCTTGTTTTATTTAATATAAATGTTGACATTCTTTATTATAGGTTTATAATGGGGGAATGTCCGAATATTGTGATACCTCATTGCTTTATCTCAAAAGTATCAATAAGAATGTTGCAAAAACTCTTATTGAAAAAAACCATTATACACACAAATGGTCTCTTTGTACTGTAGCTTATGGAGTTTATTATAAAGAGTATATTGAAAGCACATTCTTTGGTGGTTTTAACGAACGCCTAATAGGTGTATTAGTATATGGAAATGCCGTGGGTAGAAATGCAAGTACCAGCATATGTCCTCTACTTACTAATAACAATGTGTTGGAATTAACACGACTGTGGATTGCAGATGGTTATGGTAAAAATATAGAAAGCTATTGTATAGCTGAAAGTTTTAGATTATTAAACACAGATTATCCACAAATAAAATGTATTCTTAGTTACGCGGATAGTGAAGCTGGTCACGTTGGAACAATATATCAAGCAACTGGATTTGTATATCAAGGTGATAACTATGTGGATATTGCACTGATGCCTAACTATAGTGTTAGTTTAATTGGCCCCACTGAATATGATTGGATACATAGTAGAAGTGTATATGCACGTTGGAAAACACACAGTGTAGATAAACTAAAAGAACGTATTGGTAGAACATTTTGGCGCAAACGTGAAAGCGGTAAACATCGTTATATCAAGTTTATAAGCAACAAGATAGAAAATAAGAAACTGGTTAAATCTCTTAAACATAAAGTTCTACCTTATCCCAAAGATACTTCGTTCAAAGAAGAAGTGCAAGAAATCGTTGTAGAAAATACCAACGAATTTTTCGATTAGTGCAAGAAAAAACCCCAACTTTCGTTGGGGTTTTTGAGTTATTTTATTTCTACTAAGTATTATACGGTATCGAGATCGCCGATAATAACTTTTCCATAGAACTCTGGGCGCACTACCTTCTTAGCGTAGCGGGTCATTACACCTCTACGTGGAGTGAAGTTCACTGGATCATAGACCAATGGAGTTTGGATTAGTGGGATATAAGGAGCATATACTGCGCCTGTTTCTAGGAAGTTATTTCCACGGAAACCAACCAATACGATATTATCGGTCATATATGGGTTCTTGTAAACTTGGAAGCGACTTGCGAAGCTACCAACACGTGCAACGCCCATTGCGAACTTAGCACTGTCACCATCGGTGTTTACTACATATCCTGGAATTGATTCCAAGATGGTTGCTACGTCTGGACTTACGACCAAGAAGTTAGCACCACCACGGAGGGTCAATTTTTGGATTGTGTTAGATACCTTTTGAATCTTGTTACCAAGAGTTTGGAACCAAGTGCTCTTAACGTAAGCTGTACGATTTGCAGAAGCATTTGCATTACGTGTGAATACTGCGTCACCAGTAGTTGCATTCAATCCCTTGCTGAATTCAACACCGATTTGGGCGGACCAAGCTTCGGTAGTTATACCTTGAACGGCACCGTTCAACATTTCTAGGATTTCTAGATCGATTTCCATAGATACGTATTCACTCAACAGAGCAGTCAATTCTGCTTCTGCATCAATAGAGTGATATGCGTTCAAGTCTTGCGCTAATTCTGGGGTCCAGACTGCCTTTAGTTTACGGGTCTTAGCAACGATTGGTTCGCTGTTTAGTACCAAGTTAACTTCTGGGATACTGATATCAGTGTCGATGCTTTGAGTAGCAACGTTAGCAGCTGTACCAGAACCTTCACCTGGTGTCTTACCAGCTTCAAAGTCACCACGTAGGTTGTCCGTAGGTTGTAGACTATAGATCAATTTAAGTCTTGGACCGGAGGCGGCGCCAGCGAATGTACTCTGTGAAGCGGATACGATGTATACAGTTTGATAGAATGGATTGCTCAAACTACCAGTATTGACCGCTTTGCTGTAAGTGTTCAACACCACACCGTTTTTAATGAGTGCGCCTGGATTGGTCGCACCTGAACCTGAGATCAAGTTGAATGAACGCACTGCATTCAAGTCAACGTTGTATAGATTTCCGTAACTTGATACAGGGGTATTATTATCATCGTGATTCAAGATTACTTTAAACAATTTCTTAGCTACCACGGAACCACTCAATTCAGCATCAAATTGTACGTCATTCCAAGAAGCGGTTTGAATTGTACCACCGTTATTGGTTGCTCCTGATGAATACGTGATTGTAATAGCGGAACTACTTACTGGACGAACTGAATATGCAAAAGCACCTTGGCCGTATAAACCACGTACTGCGCTATCAGTTGAACCCAATTTCTTGCCTGTACCACCAAACAAACTGTCGTTCAATTGCTTACCGGCGCGGGTAGTTACAGAACTACCGTTGTTCAAGTTGCGCAAATCTGAACCAGGAGCGTTAGTACCATACTTGAAGTCTAGATAGAAGATTAGACCAGATGGTAGATTCATTGGTTGAACGCTTACGAATTCCTTCGCAGCGATTTCAGCAAACACACGACGAACCAATGGAAGAGCTACGCCAGCCCATTGTTCTGAACTGGTAGATGTACCAGTTGTGGTTGCTTCGTCAAGCAATTGTTTTGCTTGATTTTCTAATAGGATTGACATATGTGCTTTTTCAACACCTTTGCAACCTTCTAGGAGGCCTGTCTTTTCCCATTTGCCTTGTAGTCCACGTGTTTCTGCCATTAATTTGGCCTGTGGATTCATATTGTTTGTCAATAGACTTTTAATATCCATACTCATATTTGTATCTTTCTTTATTTAATTACTGTTAGGTTTTTACTCGCAAACTAATTTTACTTCTTGATTCCTGCGAGTTTTTGGAATCTTGAAGTCATCTCGTCAGCGTGTGGTTCTACAATAGTAGATACTGGCTTAGTTGATGATACTTGTTTGCTTGCCAAACCTTCGGTGATAGTGTGAGCAGTTGTATTGGTTTTTTTCTTGACAACTGATGCACCGGAATTAAATGATTCGGCTAAAACTGTATATGCCAACTTGACTTCACGGATGTTTCTGGTCAAGTCGAAAGTGTTAATGATCTTAAGTTTTTGATCTTCGGTTAAACTCTTACCTTTGAACAACTTGTTGGTATAAAGCAACTTAGCATTCAATAGGTTGGTTTCAGATAGAACGCCCTTCATAAACTTAACAGTGCTTAGAGCTTCTGATAAATGTTTCTTAAGAGATTCGTTTTCTTCGTTGATAGCGACCAAAGCTTCTGCCATTTCTTCGGCGGAAACTTCGTCTGCATATCCTCCTTCAGAAGGAGATGGAACTTGTGCTGGAGCGGGAGCTGCAGGTACTTGATCTACAGGTGCTTGAGCATCAGGAGCAACAGGAGCTGGAGCTGGAGCTGGAGCTGGAGCTAGTGCAGAAGGATCTTCAGCTTCTAGTTCAGCAAGAAGTTCGTCTAGATTAATATCACCCATGTCTTCGCCCATTTCTTCACCTGTATCGGGTGTTTCAGAAGAACCTTGACTGTGCATTTCGTCAGATACTTCGCCTTCTAATTCAGCTAGAATTTCATCTAGTTCTTCACTAGTTACTTCATCGCCTTCTTCAGATGAAGCTTCTTCTTCAAGTTTAACATCAAATTCTTGTTTACCGTTTGAAGATGTAGACTTGAGTGTAGATGGATTTGCTGGCTTAGAAGTCTTAGCTGTTAAACCATCATTTTTACCAATGTTAGAAGATGCAAGCTTTTCTTCAATCTTACCTTCTTCTTCTTCGGTTGATTCTTCTGCCATTTCTTCTTTGAGTTTGTCCGCAAACATTTCTTTCATACTGTTTGCAAAACTTTCTTCAAGGAAGGTTTTTGCATTTGCCAATGCTGTTTCACGAACAGCCTTT